ACCAAAAGAATCCAGTAGTTCCATTGCAGTGATCGTAGGGAGAGAGCACAAAGAATTCCTCTCCACAATAGGCGGCAACTGCCACAGTCGGATGATAAATAGCCTGCATGTAATTGATAGACCACTGTCTTTGCATCGTGTGCAACAACCACATCGATGAAACAGCAGTTATCACAGCTACATGCTGCGAATTCATAAACCGTATTGGCATTGCCTCTTGCCACCTCAAAATGATATTCAATAATTGACGCATATCATCAAGTTTTTCAGTCTCAGTGAGAGCACTAAGATCGCGCAATACATTATGCGCAACAAGTGCAGGTAATTGCTCCTCATTCTCCTCGGGACTATTAGCCGCAATCACTGACTCGATTATCTCCATGCAATCATCCACGAAATTGAGATATTCTATCCATTTCAACGTATCCTCATTCATGGATCTTTCTGCTGTCCTTGTATTGCCAATGTCATCAAAAATTTGAACCATCCTCGTTGGACCATCTCCATCAAGGAATATCTCACCAGCTTGCCTAATGTAATCATCCGCATCTGGAATGGACTCATCTTCTACAACTCCTCGAATATAACGATCCTTCCAATGCTCTACCCTATCGAAATATGTCTGATCAAGCAAGGTACACATATGCGAAATTCCAGCTAGCTCAGCAACTTCTCGCATTTGTTCTCGACGCTTCTCATAAATACCTTCGCCATGATTGAACCATTCACGAAGAGCTCCATCAATGTTATCAGCAGCCAATTTCTCCTTAGTGTTGGCCTTTGACTTCAAGTTCGAATGCAAACTCTTAAAGATGGACTCCTCATCCAAAGCCCCCATAATACAACCTGTGTGTGCACAGAACACATTTTTCCTTTTCAGAAAATCAGCGTCCACATCACGCATAAATGGGGTAGGGGCGGACTCCTTATCAGGCATTGTAAAAACCATGTCATGCTTAGCGAAGAACTCAGCACAATACAAATGGTTAAAATCATCGTTACCTGTTTTCACCGAACCTTTAACATCATCTCCATAGGTCATCAAAGCACAAATATCACGAAATTTAATCTTGCTCTCTACACCTCGCAAATTGTAAAATGCACTACGAAAGAGCAAGGAATTTACAACCGAATTGATATACACAGTTAAGTTTTGTCCTGAAGGATTAGACCCAATGTGTTGTATCAAATCACCATTATATGCCATAACAGGATAACATATATCGGTTGCAATTCCAGTCATAATTGTGATATCCCTGTCTGAGTATCCGCAAATACGTGCAATCTCTATAAGAATGCGGAATGCGGCAAACATTACTTGAGCTGGCATACGCAAATCGTACTTAGAATAATCTCCGGCTAATATACGATCTTTGCCATACTTACGCATATGTTCTGATAAATGAGCCCAATCAGGTCCTTGACAATTAATGCCTACAGCACACTCTGATAATGCAGGGAATAGTGAGAGGATTCTAGCAATTGGTAGAAAATACTTCCGTGTCATCATTTGCAAGACAATTGGTGCTGCTTGAAAAACGCGCACTTTATCCTTCGACAACTTGGTTGGTTCATCCTTTAAACAGGCTTTAAAAGCCGGGTAATATCTCTCTCCT